AAACTTCTCGTGCGAACCAAACACGGTCAAAGTCTGAAAGACCAAAAGTGTGGGTTCCACCATCTTCTCTAGATGCACCCCCTGCACCTGATGGATTCAGGTATAGATGGATAAGAGCAGAAAGCGTTGGCTTTCAGGATACTAAAAACATAGCATCTCGTTTACGAGAAGGTTATGAATTAGTAAGAGCTGAAGAAGTCGAAAATGCATCTGACTATCCAGTCCTCGACGAGGGCAGATACAAGGGAGTGATTGGGGTCGGTGGCCTTTTGCTTGCAAAGGTACCTATCGAGATCGCGAAGCAACGTCAGGAATACATGACAAGACGTCATGCTGAACGAAGCGAAGCAGTAAACAACGATCTTATGCGGGAGCAGGATAAGAGGATGCCTATCGACGTTGATAGACAGACTCGTGTAACCTTCGGTGGTACGAAAAAGTAATTTTAAATATCACTGAATTTTTATCAACCGTACTGGAGGCCTTTTCGGAGGCAGGTACATTAAGGAGTAAACTATGGCAAATAGTAACACAAAAGGTTTTGGTTTAATTGCTGCGGGAACGTTAGGTGCAACACCTGCGACTGGCGGACAAAATAAATACAAAATCGACGCTGGCTATGCTCACTCAATATTCCAAGGTAACTATGTGCAGATTGATTCTGCAGGTGGTGCTAATACCAATGCTGGATATATTATCAGAGGACAGCAAGCAGTCACTAATCCTACGATTGGTGTTTTAAATGGTGTGTTCTATAACGCGGCGACTACAGAGAAGCCAACTTTTCAGAACTACTATTCACAAGTAACTCCAGCAAACAGTGAAGACATCACAGCGTTTGTAATTGACAATCCATTTCAACAATACTTGGCGTCTACGTCAGCAGCATTAGGTGCAAACCAACCTGCAGTAGAACTTGATATGGGTAGAACTATGGGATGTGCAGCCAACGCTGGTAGCACAATTTCAGGTCAGTCAAGCAACACGTTAACGGTGGCATCAATCCACGACATTAACAACACATGGAGATTGTTAAGAATTGCAGAAGATCCTTCTAACGAAGATGGAACTGCAGCATTCTGTACAGTAGTCGTTGTTGCTAACAAGTCACAATGGTTTGGTACTGGAACTGTAAGCGCATAATAGGAGCATAATATGGCAATATCACGATCGCAACTCGTAAAAGAGTTAGAACCTGGCTTGAATGCACTATTCGGGCTGGAGTACAAAAGGTATGAAAATCAGCATGCTGAGATTTATGCCGAGGAATCATCTGACAGAGCTTTTGAAGAAGAAGTAATGTTAAGTGGTTTCGCAAACGCACAAGTAAAAGCAGAAGGTGCTGGAGTGTCTTTTGACGATGCACAAGAAACTTTTACTGCTAGATACACTATGGAGACTGTAGCTTTAGCATTTGCTATCACAGAAGAAGCTATCGAAGATAACCTCTACGATAGATTAGCTTCTAGATACACAAAAGCTTTAGCAAGATCTATGAGTAACGCTAAACAAGTTAAATCTGTTGAGCCTTTAATAAATGGTTTGCCTTCAACGGCTACATTTAATACTGGTGACGGAGTATCTTTGTTTAATGCGTCTCACCCTACAATAGCAGGTACATTCGCAAATACACTTGCTGTTCAGGCAGATCTTAACGAAACTTCATTAGAGCAGTCAATGATTGACATCGCTAAAATGACGGACGAAAGAGGTCTTAAAGTTGCAGCTAGAGGAGTGAAGATGATTGTTCCTTCGGAAAACCAATTCAACGCTGAAAGACTGATGAAGTCTGCAGGTAGAACTGGTACAGCTGATAATGATATCAATGCAATCGCATCTATGGGTATGATCCCACAAGGTTACAGAGTTAATAACTTTTTAACTGATGCTGATTCATTCTACATTATCACTGATGTTCCAAATGGAATGAAATATTTCAACAGAGCTCCATTGACAACTGCAATGGAAGGTGATTTCGATACTGGCAACGTAAGATACAAAGCTAGAGAAAGATACGCTTTTGGCGCGTCTGACCCTAGAGGTATCTTCGGTGTTGAAGGTGCGTAATCAATAATTTTTTGTGGCGGGACACAGTCTCGCCACAATCATAAAATAGAAAGAAAAACTATGAAAAAATTCCTTGTAAAAATCTGGGCTTATGACTACTTCGGCGAATGCCAAGTACAATCAGAAGATAACGCAGAATCACTAGAACAAGCTGTCCTTGACAAACTTGGAGAAAATGTTATAGTTTGGGAAAAAACGGGAATGTTTGGTCCGTTAAATAGAATAACCTATGAGGAGGTTGTTAATGATACAAGACCTGTACAAAGCAAAAAGGTCCTTGGAGTTGAAGTGGGAACAGGAGCATCTATCTAATGGTAGATATACTCTTGAAATGGTCAGGATCGATGACAAAGTTAAAGAAGTCATCACAAAGATCAAGCTTGAAGAAGCTGAAATTGCCCACAGACAGAACACTGTCGAAGGTGTTGCTCCGCAAGTTTCTGTAGCTACTTAATAAAAAGCTACATCGTTGGAAAATTCTACTCCACATTACACACCCTCTTGCACTCTACTCAAAACTACTATATAGATTAGTTACTATACAATTTAAATGATATATAGACGCGTATAGTCGACGGCCTAGAGACTATGTATCACAACTAGGAAAAGGAGAAAAATTATGGCAAATACTACATTTTCAGGACCGGTACGATCGGAAAACGGTTTTGAACAAATAACAAAAAATACATCAACTGGTGCGATAACTACTGATGCTGTTTACAATGCTACTATTAGAGGTGGTGTGCAAACATTAACAGGCGCAGGAGCGGTTGATTTAACTAACTTAGTAACTGAACTAACTACTACTGGAGCTGATGCATTAACTTTAGCTGATGGTACAACTTCAGGACAAGTTAAAATCGTTAACATGATTGTTGATGGTGGAAATGGAACTTTAACTCCAACTACTTTTGCAAACGGAACTAACATTACTTTCGATGCAGTAGCTGAATCAGCTACTTTAGTTTGGAATAGTACTATTGGTTGGGTCGCTACTTCAGTTCAAGGTGCAACAATAGCTTAATAATTAATTTTGTGTGGGCTCCGGCCCACATGAATTTAAGGAGAAATAAATGTCAAACGTAACAAATGTAAAAGCAAAAATGTTTAAGGCAGTAAGTGCAAGCACAACTTCAATTGCAGCTGGTCAAACTTTAGGTGGCGCTGGAGATCTAAACCTAACTGGAACTGCTGTTAATGATGGTTCTAACATGGCATCAACTGTAACTTTAACTTCTACAGGAAATATTTCTGGAGTTAATTTTACAATTACAGGCACAGATGCAAGTGGAAGCACAGTATCTGAAGTCAAAGCTGGACCTAACAGTACCACTGTAACAACTACTCAAGCTTTTTTAACAGTAACTTCAATTGCAGCTAATGGTGCTGTAGCAACAAACACATCAGCAGGTTTTACTGCTACAACTACTACACAAGGTGTATTATTTGAAGGTAGGACTAAAGTTAGAGGTCTACATGGTGTAAGTGATTCAGGAACAGCTGGAGCTTTAGCAGTTAGAAATACATCTCAATCAGGAACAAAATTACTTGAGATCGATGCACCTGCAGCAGCAGGTATGATTGATCCATACATTCCAGACAACGGAGTATTGTTCGATGATGGAGCTTATGTAAACATTAGTGCAGGATACGACAGCGTAACTATATTTTTCGACGGATAGAGGTAAACTGTGGCTACTATAACTTACACAGTAACCGTAGCTTCGGGTACTAATCAGTACGGAACCGGTAATAAATGGTATATTAACGGTAGCGTTAGTCCTGACTTAAATTTAATTGAAGGTAATACATATATCTTTGATACTTCCGATTCTACAAACGCAACTCATGTCTTTGCATTTTCAACAAGTGCAAACAATTCACCTGCTGCACCTTACACAACAGGTGTGACGACTAATGGGGTAATTGGAAACGCAGGATCAAATACTACAATTGTTGTAGCAACTAACGCTCCAACTTTATATTACTATTGCACCGTGCACGCAGGCATGGGTGGGGCTGCATATACTTTAGCTGCAGGATCTATATCTACTACTTCAAATTTTGAAGCATCATTTACAATTGATGAAGTAATTGAAGATGCTTACGAAAGATGTGGAGTTCAAGGTATTACAGGATATCAATTAAAAGCAGCTAGAAGATCTTTAAATATTTTATTTCAAGAATGGGAAAATAGAGGTTTACACTATTGGGAAATTGGAAATACAAATATAGATTTAGTAGAAGGTCAAGCAGAATACATATTTTATAGAGACACGTCAGATGGAGCTAGTACAACAACTGTGGCTCCAGCTAGTGTTTATGGTTTATCCGATATTATGGAAGCTAGTTTTAGACAAAACTATGGAACAACAAATCAATCTGATTCTCCAATGACAAAAGTTGATAGATCAACTTATTCTGCTTTTTCAAATAAATTATCAAAGGGAACTCCTTCACAATATTGGGTTCAAAGATTTATTGATAAAACAACTGTAAGTATTTATCCTACACCAGATGCAACCGCAGCTGCAAACTACATGTATATAAATTATGTAAAAAGAATTACAGATGCAGGTAATTACGATAACGTTGGTGATGTACCAAATAGATTTGTACCTTGTATGGTTTCAGGTTTAGCATTTTACCTTTCACAAAAATGGGCTTTAGATAGAACACAAACTTTAAAATTATTATATGAAGATGAATTAGCAAGAGCATTATCAGAAGATGGTTCACCTTCTAGTTCATTCTTAACACCAAAAACTTATTACCCAGGTAATGGATAATGGCAAAATTTTCATCAGGTAAATATGCACAATTCATTTCTGATAGATCTGGTTTAGCATTTCCATATCAAGAAATGGTTGTTGAATGGACAGGTGCTAGAGTTCACACTTCAGAGTTTGAACCAAAGTCACCACAAGTAAGTCCTAAACCACATGGTGCTGATCCACAAGCTTTAGAACATGCAAGACCTAGATCACCATCTATACCAAGTCCAGGAATTTTAAATCCTGATCCATTATCTATGAATGCAACTACAACAGCAACAGTAACTTTAGATAATTGTCAATTACAAGTTGGAGATGCAGTTACATTTTTAAATGTAACAGCTGATTCTGTTGGAGGTGTAAATAATGTTTTACTATCTCCTTTTGCAATTTTAGCAACTAATATGACAACGACATCGACAAGTATAGTTTGTAATGAAACTGTTCAATTTCCATCATCAGGTTATGTTTTTATTGAAAGTTTTACAACACCTTCTGCAACTAATCCTGATTACGTTCCACAAAAAAATTTTGAAGTTATAAAATACACAACTAATACAACAGGCACACAAACACTTTCAGGTTTAACACGAGCAACTAATGCTCCTTTTAGAGGAATAACACCTCCAGCTACAACAGCTTTTGAACATAAAGTTGGTGCAAGTATTTTTGGTGCTTTTAATGTAGCTAGCATTACAACTAGAACACAAAATAATCCTGGCATGCCTGCTCAAATTACGGTAAATACAGGGTTTACGTTTACGTTACCAACTGCTGCAACAACAACAGAAGTTGGTGGTGGACCAAATGTTTATTTTAGTCCAGTAGGAAGAGGATCAGTATAATGGCTTACACACTAGCAAATTTAAGAGACGATATTAGAAACTACACTGAAGTTAGTAGCACGGTTTTAACTGATGCTATTTTAGATACAACAATTAGAAATGCAGAAAACAAAATTTACAGATCATCAGATAATGATGACAATAGATTTTATGCTACTTCAACTTTAGTAACTGGTAATAGATATGTAACTATTCCATCAGATTTAAGAATTATAAGATATGCTCAATTAAAAGACACAAGCACAGGAGCACAGTTTTTTTTAGAAAAAAAAGATACTTCATATATGGCAACTTATTATGATACCCCAGGCACAGCACAAGGATTACCTAAATACTATGCTAATTGGGACGCTAATTTTTGGGTAGTAGCACCTACTCCAGATGCTCAATATGAAATAACTTTAGCTTATATTAAACAGCCTGAAAGTATAACTGTGACTACAGGGGCTGCACCACCAAGTACAAATGGGACTTATCTGTCTAACAAATATCAAGACTTACTTTTATATGGGTCCTTGGTCAATGCATATGGGTACTTGAAAGGTCCGCCAGATATGGTACAATACTATACGCAAGCATATAATGATGCTTTACAAACGTATTCTATCGAACAACAAGGTAGAAGACGCAGAGACGAATATCAAGATGGGGTTATTCGGACAGCTCTTAAATCACCTTTTCCATCAGATTATTAAGGAGATAAAAACATATGGCTAACGTAATACCAAACTCATTTCGTGGAGAGTTGTTTTCAGGAACACACAACTTTGCGTCGGGTGGAAATACATTTAAGATAGCTTTGTACACAGGATCAATTGCTTCTGTTTACACAACAGCAAGTACAACAGTCTCTGCAACAAACGAAGTCAGCACAGGTGGAAGTAGTAACTATACAAGACAAGATTTATCGTCTCAAGCAGTTGCATCTTCAACAGCTGTTGCTTCAGTTGACTTTGGAGATTCAACTTGGTCGAGTGCAACGTTCACAGCAGCGTACGCAGCTATTTATAATGATACAGCTACGGGTGATCCGCTAGTTGTAGTATTAGATTTTGGAGGAGATAAGACTTGTACTAATGGTACATTTAAAATTACTTATCCTAATCCAGCAACACCAGCTAATGCAATTATAAGCATGGCATAGGAGAATAAATGGCACTAGTAATAAACGATAGAGTAAAAGAAACTAGTACATCACAAGGTACTGGTACAATAAATTTAGCAGGAGCTGTAACAGGTTTTGAAACTTTTGTTGCAGGTGTTGGAAACAGTAACACAACTTATTACTGTATCTTTGAAGAAGGTACAGCTAATTTTGAAGTTGGAATAGGAACTGTTACGGATGCAACTCCAGATACTTTATCAAGATCAACTGTGCTTTCATCTTCTAACAGTGATTCGTTAGTTAATTTTAATTCAGGTGGTTCAAGTACACTAAGTGTATTTTGTACAATGCCTGCAAGTAAATCAGTTTATTTAGATGCAAGTGGTGTACCAGTAGGTGCAGCAAGTAATGGATTTAG